GGCCGCCGCAGCCAGCGCGCCGTAGAGGTAGGCGTCGGGGTAGCGCGTCAGGAGCGTGCTCGTCGGCGACGCATCCGACAGCGCCGTGACGCCGGTGATGTAGGCGATCTCGACGTCGTAGTCGTCGTCGGGCGCCGGCGCGAACTTGATCTCGCTGCCGATCACCGTGTACGCCACCGGCTTGCCGTTTCCTGTCGACGGGTAGTTCGTGTCGATGCCATCGGGCGACAGGTAGTCGAGCGTCGAGACCGGAGAGGTCAGCAGCTTGACCGACCGAACCGAGCGCAGGTCGCTGGGCAGCAGGATGTAGGCGTCGCCGACCGTCATCGTCGAGGTCGCGCGCTTCTCCTGGGCGCGCGTCTCGAGCGCGCGCGACATGCGCGCCTCGGCCAGCGCGATGAACTCGGGGATGCGATCGGTCAGGTCGCTGCGCGCGAGCCAGTTGGCGACCGCGGTTTTCAGCTCGCTGTAGGTCGTGATCGCCATCAGATGGTCGCCCCGATCGTGCGGAAGTGGCGGTAGTCGCGATGGTTCACGAAGTCGCGCCAAGCCTGCGGGTTGTCACGCGGCCAGCCGAACTCCTTGACCTTCGCCCAGAAGATCGCGGCCGGGATCTCGGCGTATTTCTGCGGGCCGCCGTGGCGCATGAACGATCCCCTGCCGACGTCGTTCTGCGCCGCCTTGTTCGCGTCGACGATGGCGTCGACGTTCTGCTCGAGCGCGAAGACTGGCGTGTCGCCGTCCCATTCGAGCCAGGTGCGCGTGCCGGTGGCCGGGTCGCTCTTGATGAGCTTCCGCATGAAAGGAACTCGCTGGTTTCTTGCAGAAGAAAGAGGGCGGCGAGTTGCCCCGCCGCCCTCCGCAGTCGCGTGCTGTGCGCTGCTTACGCGCCGGTCAGGTCGAAGACCGCCGCGTGCGCCTTGGGCGCCAGCACCTTGAGCGACCACTCCGCGATGATCGCGAACTTGGTCGCATCGCCCGTCGGCGCCACGTCGCTGACCGTGAAGTTACGGCCCGGCAGCGTGGTGATCGAGGCGTAGTCGGTGTCGAGCAGGAACAGGCGGTCGTTGCCCATGAACCTGTCGACGACGACGTTCAGCTCACCGAAGTCGGAGCGGTACAGAGACACGGCGCCGATGTAGGCCGCGTCCTTGTTCGCCGACGTGATGATCTGGTTCGTCGCCACCGACGCCGACGACAGGTTCGAGAACACCTGCTTGTTCGTCGGGCTCATCGCGATGATCGACGGCTTGCCGCCGTCCTCGTAGGCCGCGAGCATCGCCGCGTCGATCTGCGTGATCGCCATCGCGCGGTCCGTGCCGGACAGCGTCGGCGTGTCGGTGCCGTCGCCGGTCGGCGCGGCGGACGACGCCGCCACGCTCACGTTGGTGATCCAGGTCGACAGCGAGCCGGCCTTGCGCGGATCGGACGAGCTCTTCGCCGTGTCGACGACGAGCGCCTTCTCGATGTCGCGACGCAGCTCGAGGCCCTTGAGCGTCTTGACGTAGGCCGTCTCGCGGTCGCGGCCGGCCTTGTCCACCGCGTCGAGCGTGCCGGAGACCGAGGCCGCCTTCACGCTGATCTGGTGGTAGTTGCCGAGGCGCGTGGTCGCCGAGGGGTTGACGTAGGAATAGTCCGCGCCCTCGTTCTGGTAGTTGCTCGAGCTCGCCGCGGCCAGCTCCTGCACCTGCCACTCGGTGTAGACGGCGCGCGCACCCTCCTTCTTCAGCGCCGAGAAGATCGGCGTGTCGGTCGGGTCGATGCGGTAGATGACGTCCGCGAGCTCTTCGCGCTCGCCGACGGCGTTGCTGGTGAGATACGTCGCCATGTTGGATTACCTCGTCATCAGGAAGTCGATCGCATCATCGATGCGGCCAGACTTCGACAACCGGGAGAGAGCCTCCCGGCGGGCTTTCGAGGATGTGTCGCTCTTGCTCGGTGGCGTACCCGGCCGCGCCATCGCTGGCGCCGACTTGGGCGGCTGCTTGTCGGCAAGGTTCTTCGACATCAGTTCGTCGAAAAGCATCGCTTTCCGCAGCACGTTCACCGCTCGGTGGTCGTAGGACTGCGCGATCTCGGCATCGGAGAAGCCAGCCCGTTTCGCCCACGTCACGATCGCCTCGCGCTCCTTCGCCGCCTGCGTCTCGTCGCGCCATTCTGGGATGGCCTCGACGAGCCGCTGCCGCTCGACCGCCAGGTGCTGCTCGAGCAGCGCTCGCTGCTCGGCCTGCTGGAGTTGAGCGAGGCGCGCCTGCTCCGCCTGGATTGCCTGCGCCCGCTCCCGTCGATCACGCCAGGCGTCCTTCTGCCTGACGTACTCAAGCGGGTCTTCGGCGTAGAGCCTGTTCCAGTCGGGCTCGGGCTGCGCCTGGTTCATTTGCGCTTCGAGCTGACGCATCGTCTCGGCGTAGCGCTGCCTCTCGGCACGGGCCGCGGCGAGTTCCGCCTCGGCCTGCTTGCGCTGCTCCGCGATCGCTTGCGTCTTGCGGGTGTAGTCGGCGGTCCGCTGGTATCCGTTCAGCAGCTCGTCGAGCGTCACCTTCTGTTCTGTCCCGTCCACGCGGACGGAGAACGTCGGTTGCTCGGGCTGCGTCGGCTGCGGTGCCGGCTCATCCGTTGCCTGCTGCTCACCGGCCGCGGCGTCCTCGAGTTCGCCGCTCGGCTGGGCAGCCGGCTGTGTGTCGTCGGTGGTGGCCGCCTCGCGCGGCTTGTCCTCCGCAGGAGGGGCGTCGCGCGACAGCAGGAGAGATGCAGCCTGGTCGAGGCTGATCGGCGCACTCCCCTCGCCGGGGTTGGTGCTGGTCGACATGTGTGTGCTCGTGTGTAGTGGCGAGATCCCTTGCGGGTTGTCTCAGCCTCCCCTCAGAAGACGCGGAAGCGCCGCGCCTTCAGCTCGTCGAGCTCGCGCACGGCGATCCTTCCGCCGGCGGCTACCTGCTCGATGTGCTTCTTCACCGCGCGCAGCGCGTGCTGCAGGCGGTAGATCTCCTCGCGCCTCGCGGCGTCGGACGGCGCCGTGGCCGCCCAGGCCTCGGCGTAGCCCGCGGCGAGCGCGTCGAACGTCTCGGACCAGAGCGGGTCGCGCATGAGCGCGTCGGCCTTGGCGCCGCGCTCTGCCTCGAGGCGGACCTTCTCGATCACGTCGGGGCTCCGCCAAGAACGTCGCCGCCGAAGGTGTCGCTGCCGGGCGAGCCAGGCGGCCCCCTGCCAGGGTCGATGTTGCCGAACCCTGTCATGTCGATGCTGGGGCCGCCCTCGTCGCCTGGCGCTCGGCCGGAGCCGGTGCCGCCGAACGCGCCGGCGAGGCCAGCCCCGGGGCCGACCGCGTCCACGATGCCGCCGGTGTTCATGCCGCGGTCGATCGCAGCGCCATACGCCAGCTGCGCCGTCTCGGGCGTGATGCCGAGGCCGCTGGCGTTGCCAAGGCCGAGCGCGCCGAGCAGGCCGCCGCCAAACAGGCCGCCGAGCTGCTGGCCGAACGGCATGGCCGGCGCGCCGTAGAAGTCGCGCATGGCCTGGTTCGCGGCGATGTTGTTCGCGGCCATGCCGAAGCCAAGCGCGCCAGCGCCAAAGCCGATCGGCCCGCCGAGCATCGAGGCACCCGTCAGACCGATGCCGACCCCGCGGCCGATCGGCGACGCGCCGAACGCATTGCCGGGGTTGCGGTCGATCGATCCCATCGGGCCGCCCGGCATGCTGCCAGGACCGCCTGCTCCGCCTTGCGGCGCGAACGCCGATGGCGGCGGCGCAAGGCCGGCAGGCACCGGGGGCGTGATCTGCGAGAACGGCCCAGGCGTGTATGGCCGCCCGGCGGGGTACTGCACCGGCTGCATCTGCGACAGCCACTGCCGCTCCATGCGGTCGTACTCGCGCAGGTACTGGTCGAGGAACTGGCGGTTCGTCGCCGCATTCGGGGTGACCGACGGCGGTGTCGACAGAAGGCCGTAGACTGCCATCAGCTTGGCCTCGCGATGTTGGTCGAGGCGCGCGGGTTCATGTAGAGCTCGCGCTCCTTCAGCGCCATCTCAGCGGCGAGCTCGGCCTCGCGCAGCTTGATCTCCGCCGCGAGCTTGGCCTGCGCCATCTTGATGTCGTTCGCCGCCTTCGCCTGGTCGGCCTGCACCTTGGCCTGCACCTTCGCCATCTCGAGCTCGGCCGGCGACGGCGGTTTCTCGCCCTGCTGGCCTTGCGCGAGCGCCTGCATGTCGATCTGGGAGGCGAAGAACTGGCCGCTGTCCTTGAACCCGGCAAGCTGCACCAGCTGCTTGAGCGTGTTGAGGTACTGATTGGGCGACACGACCGGGTTCTGCAGGCCGAGCTGCTGCAGCAGCTGCTCCTGCTTGCCAAGCACCATCATCAGCGCCTGCATGCGCTCCTGCACCTGACCGGTGCCGAGACCGACATTCACGCTCACGTCGTACTCGGTCTTCCAGTTCCGCGGGTCCATCGGCACGAACTTGCCACGCAGGCGAATGATCTTCGGGCGGTTCTCGTACTTGGTCGCCAGATGCAGCAGCCCCTTGAACAGCGCGCGCATGCCGGTCTCGGCGAACACGCGCGCGATCATCTCGATCTTGCCCTGCGACGCCGACATCTGCGCCTGCACCGCGATCGCGGTGGTCGACTGCAGCTTGTCGGCGTCGAGGCCCATCGACGCCCGGTTGATGCCGGTGCGTTGCTCGCGCACGGCGTCGAGGTACTCGAGCATGCCGAACGCCTGCTGCCCGATCTGCGGCACCGACAGCGGCGACACCATGCCAGGCGCCGCCGACCTGACGATCCCGCCGGGGCGGTTGGTCAGCAGGTCGTCGAGGTTCACCTGGCCGTCGACCACGACCACGCGCGAGTTGTTGCTGAGATAGAGATTGTCGAGAAG